ATCAACGTCCCGGCCTCGGGCGCGATGGTTTCGGGCAAGGCCCCGCGGGCGGTTGTGACGATAGGCAGACCACACGCTTGGGCTTCCATCGCCGAGATGCAACTGACCTCGGCGAACTCGGGTGCGATTGGCGATGGGGTCGGGTACACGTAGACACCCGCGCTCCAATAGTGCATGTACAGGTCGGGCTGCTTCAAAGCGCCAACCCACTGCACCGCATCCCCCAGGCGGGCTGCCAGCTCCCGACACCGATCGTAGAACGGCTGCAAGGTCGGCACCGGGTTGTCGTAGCCGAAGACCCACAAGCGAACCCGAGGCTCTTTTTCGAGCAGGCGTGGCATCACAACACCGAGCAAGACGTCCAAGCCTCGTTCGGGTCGGGCTGCGTAAACCAACCGGTACCGATCGCGCACTGAAGGGCTCGGGCGCGCTCTTTCGATGGTTTGAAGATCCACACCGTTGCGGGTCACAGACATGAGGTTGTCGGGGAAGCCGTACACTTCCTGGTACTGGCACCGCATGTAGTCGCTGAGCACCAACACTCTATCTACGTTCCACGTGATGCCACGCGCAGCTTGCGCCGTACGCCCAAGAGCAAGGTCGTGGCACCACCACCATGTCACTCGGCTGGCCAGCTGCATTTGTAGCGGGTCAGGCACTCTCTGCACGATGGCCAAGTCGTGAGGCACCAGCGCAGAGAACATCGCCCAATCGTCTAGAGGGGCATAGGTGACGCCGTCGTAGACTCCGGGCCGCCCACGAGAAAACACGGTCACACGGTGGCCAGCGCGAGCAAAGTGACGGGCGATGTGGATGGCTGCGGTTTCAGAGCCGCCAAGAGACCGTTCTTCCAAGGTCCTGCCGTCAAAAGGCAGCCCTGGAGCGCAGATCGCGATCAGCCTCACAGAAGAATCCGCCACAGCCACCCAACCCCTCTCTTCTCCAGCTCGTCCTTCATCTTCTCCGGATCGATGATCCAGAACTCTTCCGGCAGCTCGCTGAATGTCGGAATGTACTTCTCCGTCGACGCCCACACCGTTGCCTTGGGTGCGACCACTTGGTTGCTGGCGTCGACAAGAGCTACCTCCCCTCGGACGATCTTGTCGAGGAGCTCCTCTGCCCGCTTGAACTCTTCGAACCACTCGCTCTTGTCCACCGCTTGATCGGTGAACAGGCGGCGGAGGACTAAGTACGTGCCGATGTCTTCGGTGATATGTTGGAGGACGGGGATGTCGCTTGTGAACGGAAGGGTGTACCGCATGGCCAGCTTCGCGTTCACGATGGCCTCCGTCTTGCCGAGAAAGTTGTGGACGTCGGCAGACGTGAGGTCCGTCACGCTCGCGATCCGGGTGACATTGCGCATGACCTGCGCGACGGTTGTGTAGGAAACCGGGTACGTGGCCGGCATTTACGTCCCCGTCCTCCCGCCTCTACCTCAGCTCTCCGCTACGAAGTCTGCCAAATGAGCCAGTGAATGATTGTGTCGCGCGGAATAGCGACGCCGTCTTGAGTGCCGAAGACGAAGAACCCTCCTGGGCTGATCGTCTTCACCTCAATGCCCCTGATCGCCGTTCCGCTACCTAGGTTGGCGTTGCCGAGAATGCCGAACAGAATCAGCGAGTCGGACCGCACCGCCGTCGTCGAGACGACTGCCGTCGCCGAACCGGACGAGAGCGTTGTTCGACCCGCGAACCGGTTCGCCGCACTCTGGGCCTGTGTCGTCAAAGGAGCCCGGAGTATCCCGCGCCAGACTTGCTCTGCAGTCATCCTAGGCATAGCGACTACCTCCTTGTGCTAGCGACGCGCTTTCGGAAAGCCCGTCGCTGGGACCCCAGCGCTAGCCCAAGTTCTCCTTCTTCTTCAGCTTTCGCTTCGCCCCTTCGGCGACAGTCTCGGGTAACGTTGTGAACTCGTCTAGGGGGCGCCCGACCTGCCGGGCGATCTCTCTCCACGTCGGCTCCGGCAGGTCGAGCACTCTCCCCGCAACAAGCACACCGTTGGCCCCGACCGTCTCCGTGACGATACGCTGCGTCACCTTACTAGGTCACCTCCATTAGGCCAACGTGTCCCTGATCACGTACGCCAGCTGAGGCGCCACGATCTTCTCGGCCTGGTAGTACTGAACGTCGGTGATCGTCGACGCCACCCCCGGATCCCAGTGTGGGTACCGACGCACAGCGAATGGCGCCGGGAACCCTTCGGGCTTCCACTGGAACGCCAGCCCGAACGTGACCGTCCGCAGCGAAGGCGCCTGCGGGCTGACGTAGGCCAGCAGAACGTTGTCTCCCCAGATCATGGTGAACGACGCGGGCGCACCCTCCGGGGCGTTGTTCACAATCGCGCGCGGGATCAGGATGCGGTCAACGTTGAAGACAGCCCGCAGCTGCTCCTCGTTCAGCATCCCGCCCTGCGTGTACTTGAACAAGTCCAGCAACAGCGGGTGCCGCCGGACAACCTGAAAGACGTCCCACGGAAGCACCATCGTGTTGTACACGAGGCCCGTGTTCTGCACAGCGAACGCGTGCGCAGTTGTGACGTCAGCGATAGGGTTGCTGTTGATGTAGTCCGACCACTGGTTGGCACCAGCTAGGACTACACCGGACCCAACGTTGGAGATCGACGTCACGAGGTTCACGATCCGGCGCTCGAGGTCTCGCTGGAGGGCTTCGGTGACAAGCTGCACCGTAGTCTCGTACAGCTGGACCGCGGCATCCTGGTTCGCGAGGTCCTCGTTAGGGATCTCCCCAGCCAACGCGTAGTTCTGGGCGAAGTACGCGTCGCTGCTAACCCTGAACTCGATCCGGTTCGGCGACGTCTTCGGCGCACGTCGTGTGTCATGCAGCAAGAACCAGCTGTTCTTGTCGATGACGTAGTACCGATTAGACTGCTTGTCGACAGGAACGGGCTTGAACAACTCCATGCCGACGTACCCCTGCTGTTCCCCGGTCGCGAACTGCTGGACCGCGATGTTGGACAGAGGAACGTCGAAGTGGATGTCCCGTCCAGTAGGCGTTGCCTGGTAGATCTTGACGACCTTCACTCCAGCAGGCATGGTATGACCCTCCTCTTCCACTACAACAGCCGGAAGCTCTGGGACACGAACCCGTCGATGATGTCCCCGTCAGCTCCCGCCGCAGTGAACCCCCAGCCGAGCACGTGGTCGCCGGAGGAGGCGTTGATCACCCGCCCAGAACCATTTACCGTCAGAGGTCCACCAGCCGTCGTCGCACCGCCCGCGATGAGTTTGGTGAAGCCCCACACAGTGAGCGTCGCGAACTCCCCAGCCTTAGGTTTATTCTGCAGCACGCCCCACAGCGCGGTGTCAGCACGGCTGGACGCCTGGTTGGTAGTCACGGCGCCTGTCAGGCGCATGACGTGGTACTGCTTGCCGCTTAGGTCAACAGCAGCTTCCTTCGCGATGTTCACCTGCTCACGGAACGTCGCCACGGCAGATACCTCCTTACGCCTTCAGCAGCGCTGTCCACTGTGCCCGCAGCTCAGGGTCAGCCGCCAGCACGTCCTTGAGCGCTCTGCTGTAGTCCTTGATGGCATCGAGCTTGTGCTCTGCGATGTACTTCTTCACGCGTCGGTCCACTTCGGCGCCGACGTCATCTACGTCGGGCGAAACTTTCTCCCCCTCGCCCACTTCGTCGAAGTGCGCGACCACAGGCAGTTTCTCGATGAACTGCCTGAGCAGCGTCCCGACGCCGATCTTCTGCTCGTTCTCCTTCTTGCCGTCCGCGGAGAACACGACCTCGCGGGACTCGTCGATCCCCTCGAACACAGCGACGAGCATCGGCTTCAGGGCAGGCGTCACCCTACCGGCCTTGACCTGCTGCTCGACGAAGGCGGCGACCTTCTCGCGCCGCCGCTCGGCGTGGAGAGCAGCCAGCTCTGCCTTCGCAGCGGCGAGATCAGCCTTGAGGCTCTCGTAGTCTTCGGAGCCGCTGCGCCCTTTCGCCTTCAGCTCTTCAAGCTGCTTCGTCAGCTCAGCGATCTTGCTCTCGTACTGCCTGCGCTCCTTCTCGTCCATCGCTTGCTCCTCCTCCTTGTGAATGTGCGCAACCTGTCCTTCGACCCCTTCAGCGGGCCACTTCCCTTCCGCCTCGTGATGCAGCCATGCACACAAGGCTTCAGGGTTCGTGATGTTCGGCTTGTCCTTCAGCACCTCAACGCAACGAGTCCACGACCCAGCCCAGTCATCCCAGGCACCTATGATCGCGTCGATGTTTCCTTGGAAGTCGACCTCCCCGGAGGCCATCTCCTCTACCGTTGCTTTCGATAAGCCCTTCAGCTTACCGGCCTTCGCTAGATCGATCAAGGCTTCCAGATCGTCCTCTATGTCGCGTCGCGTCGGCTTTGTGTGCATCGCCATCGCCGCTTGCTTCTCCTTCTCCTGCGCCTTGATGGCGCGCTCCTGCTCCTGCGCCTCCTCTAGGGTCGGGTGGCACCCCAGCACCTTGCTTCCGTCGGAGGTCAGCAGGCAGTACTCGTCTCCCCTCTTTCGGATGATGTACTTGGAGATCTGCCGGTTCTCAACTAATCCGAACGTGTACACCTTCGCTGCAGTGCCCTCTTCCCCGAGCAGCTTCCGCAGCGCCTCAAGGCTAGTCACGGCCGGAATGTCCGCCCCCAACAAGGCCACCGCTTTCAGAACCTTTGGGTACTTCATGCCGCCCTTAGTTACGTAGTCCCAGTAGATCTCCGCCGACACCCGGTCGTACAAGCCTTTCTTGATGAGCTCGAACACCTTCTTCGGGATGTCGACGAGATCGGCCACCAACTTGTTTCCGACGCGCCGCAGATTCGTGACCCACCCGGCTGCGGGCAGACCTTCCTGCTGCAACAGCTCTTGCTTGTCGCTGTGCCCCAGCTTGATCGGAGGCCGAAACCCGACCTTCGTCGAGGCCTCCACCATCGCGTCAAGGTCGGCACGCGTGTACGTGTCTCCGTTGTGCGTCCCAACTTCGAATATCTCCACCCCACGCAGTGTGGGCATCGCTCCTCACCTCTCCACGCCGCGCGCAACGCGAAGTGCTTCCTCTACATATGGCTTCAACCCGTCGCCGGCAACAAAGGGCGCGTACGCGTCCTTCAGCCGCTGCGGAATATCCTCCACGTCCCCGCTCATGGCAACTCGCACCCTCTCCATGAGCTCGCTCTTCAGGCGCGAGGTCAACTCGGAGGCGCGGTCTTCCGTAAACCGCAACACCTCTTGATTCTCCAGCCCGTCCCTCCTCTTTCTGTCGGCCGCCGATCTCATGAGCTCCCGGAAAACGATCTGGATGTCCCGGAGGAACTTCAACCGTAGGTCCTCCACTTGTTTTGTTGCTGTGACGAACCGTGCGAGCTCGTCGCGCTGCCGCGTCAGGATGTTCCGCAACCGGGTCTGCGCCTCCTCTGCAGGCAGGACCTCGCCGGGCTGCAGCGGCGGTTGGGTCACGGTTGCTGGGAACCCGAGCTTCTCGCGAATCACCTGCTCGTCGACGGGCTGCGGCGTCACGACCTGCCTGTCCACAGCAGCCAGGAAAAGGTTGATCAGCTCCGACGAGATCTCCTGAGTCAACGGCTCCCACTGCAGCGTAGGGTACAAGTCCTGCTCGCCGAAATTCCAGTCCACAAGCGGCTTGATTATCTGCGGGCCGATCACGGACTCGCTGAGGTCCCGGCGGATGTAGTTGAGCACCCACATGAACATCCCGAAGATGAGCTCAGCCTTCGCGAACGACCCAAACTTCACTTCTTGCGTGAACCCGAGCTGCTGCGGCAGCAGGATTGCGCGCGCTATCGCGGCGTCCAGCATCCCGATCGCCTTCAGGAACACGTCCGCACCTTGCATCACAACCTGCGGGAAGTCGAAGCTGAAGGTGTCGGGCACGAGAGCTGCTGTGCTCGCCTGTGCACGCTGGATCAGCGTTTTGACGGCATCGAACTCAGCGGGGCTGACCTTCCCTTTCTGGTACTTCACGATCCACGGAGGGATGCCGTACCGCTCCAACAAGATCCCGAGCCACCGGTACGTGTTCTCCTTCAACCACCACGGCCGGTAGGCTGCGATGAGGTCGCTTGTGCCGTACGGGTTGTCAAACTCGCCGAAGTACGAATATAGTACGAATTTGTTGCGCGGCAGCGGGACGCCCAACTGTTGGATCTCCAAGATGTTTCCGTGCTTGTCGACCCTGAACGTTATGTCACGCGGGCTTCGGGTCTTCAGCGCACGTAACCCCCACGCGCCGGCGTACGGGCCGTCTTCGTACCGCGTGAGCACAAGCTCCGTCAAGCTGAACCCGAAGTCCAAAGCCGACAGGATTTCCAGGAGGTTGCCCTCGAAGTCCCGCTCCATCCGCAGAAGCACATACCGGACGAAGTCCGCGTGCCGAACGTGGTCGCCATTGCCGCCCTGTGCAGGAACAACCTTCCACGGGGTGCTGAGCACCGAGAATTTTTTCAGCGCCAGGGCCGATTTCACTTGGTCGTCGCGGCGCATGAGGCGCTTCGTCTCATACGTGATGACGTCGGGGTTGTAGACGATGAGCCCGTCAACAGTGAACAGCCCCGTGTTCGCAATCGCCGCTTCACCGAGCGGAGGCCGCTTTACTCCCAAGGCCTGGTAAGCTCGTTGTACATATTCTGCGACTGTTGCCACGTGTAGACGCCCCCGACAATGATGTCGCTAGGATGCGTGGTCGGAGCGCTCTCAAGCGCCAAGTACCTCGTAGCCCCATGCACAGCCATGGCCAGCGCAACCACGACGTCGATCTTTTGAGTGTGAGACCTACGCGCGATGCGCACCCCGCGGATCGACTCCGCTGCACTAGTGCGCGACAACGCGTATCGAATCTCGTCCGACGCGTACGCTATGAGCTTGCGCTCCTTCAGGGCGTTGTACAACGCGGACGACATGTCCGTCGTGCGCTCAGTGGTCTGCGGGAACTCCTCCATCGGCAGGCCAGCTGCCGCGAGCACAGCAGCAGACCGGGCAAACTGAAACGGGTCGTACAAGATCGTGTGTACGTCATACACTTGCGCGGTGTCTTTCAGAAACTGCTCCACCACGCTTAGGTCTACGGGCTCCCCAGCACGCGGCTCCCACGTCTTGTGGAACAGGACGACGGGCTGGTTTGTCGACGTGTCCCACCCAACGCCAACGACAGCCGCGGTGTCGCGCTTGGTTGCCGCGTCCACACCAATGACCACAGGGCGCCACTCCCGCGGTGGCGGAGCGTCGTACTTCACGCACTCGTCCCACCACTCCACTGGAACAAACGTTGTCTCCCCTGTCACCCATCGGTTCTCGTGCAAACGCGCGAAGGCCGACGGGCGAAGCTGCGCGCGCTGCGCCTGGTAGTACTCGGGCGTCTGCCAGGGCATCCGGGGCTCGTGATCCCAATACACGAACAGCCGCTCGTTCCGCCAGCACGGCAAGTCCTCTAGCCCCGGAATCTTCTCGCCCCGGCCGTGCTCGTACTCTTCCGGCCCAACGCCTCTCGTGTACAGCTCCCAGAGCAATCGGCTCTGCCCTAGGAAGCCGGCGTAGGTCGTGATAAAGCGCAAGCTGTTCCGCCGTGTGGGGACGGGAGTCATCTCCTCCCACAGGCGGTGGGAAGCCTCGGACTCGTACCCCCAAAGCTCGTCCCACAGCGTCAGCCCTTGGTTGCCACCAGCCGCGCCGGCGTAGTCGTTGCTGATCGCCTTGATGAACGTCCCGGTCGAGAACTCAATAGAGAACTGCCTCAGGCGCGCCGCGATTGCGGGGTTCAGCTTGACGATCTTGCTGATCCGTGTGAACGCTCGACTGCGCGCCTGCTCCAAGTCGTTGGCGATGCAGTAGATCTCGTTCGGGGTCTCGCCGGAGAACAAGGCGAACCACAGCGTCACACCGGCACCGATTTCCGTCTTACCGCTCTTCTTCGGCGCGGACCACACAACGGTGTCGTACGCAAACCGCCCGTTCTTGTCCCGGTGGAACACGTGCCTCAGGATCCGCTTTTGGTGCGGCAGGAGCTTGATCGGCTTGCCAGTCTCTGGGCGAATCCACTCGTGCTCCAAAAAGAAAGCCGGGTCCCGGAAGTATCGCTGGACTCTCCTCGGGTTGGGGGAGGTGGAGGACTCTGACGTAACGGGGGGCTCAACCTCGAGGGCCTCGCGAAGAACAACCTCCGGGACCCGGACACCGAACACGTTAGGCATCGCTACGCGTTCTCTTCCCGTTCGCTTCCGCGTCTGCTACCTTGAGTGCCGCACCAAGGGAAACGAGGTCCGCCAGCTGCGACATTCTCTTCTCACGGGCAACAAGCGCACTGAGCACCTTCAGCCGAACGCGGGCAGCAGGGGTCATCAAGGCCTGGACCGCCAGTTGGCGGATGTTTTTGTCGACCTCGAACAGGTTTTTCGTCAGCGCGGCCATTGCCGCTCGGTCGTGCCCGGTCAGGCGCTTCGCCGCCTCCTCGGGGTTGAAGAAACCCCACCGCCGCAGATGCTCCAGGATGATCTGGCGAATCACCAGCGAGTCCGCCAACATCCCGCAAACCAGCAGCGCGTCGATGTCCTCGACGAGCTCCGGTTTGGCGTTCATGAGCACACTCAGGATTTGGCTGGAGACGGTCCGCCACCGAGCAGAAGCGTCGTCCGGGTCGACCTCCACGCCCAGGTACTTGAGCACCGTCGCGGGGTCGAACAGGATGGGCAGCTGCCCCTTCATTGGCCAGCGGTGCCTCCCGACGAGCCCTGTCGGCGGCGCCTTCACGTGAACGGGACCATCCTCATTAGGCTGGGCCACGGACGACACCTCCTCTAGTCTCATTATGTTCCGCAATAAGAAGAACAGTCAAGGCGGCTCTTTCACTAGTGAAGCACTGACACAAACGAAGCGAACTGCAATTTGCCCCT